GTATCACTTGGTGCAACAGCATCAACTGTGGCTGGATTGACTTCAGTTGCAGTGACTCAAGACCCAACCACAGCTCTTCAATTGGCCACAAAACAGTACGTTGATGCCGCAGTTTCTAACGTGAACTATCACGCGGCTTGTAACTATGCGACGACCGCTGACTTGGGAACTGTGACCTACAACAACGGTAGCTCAGGCGTTGGCGCAACAATCACCAAGACCAGTCCATTTGCTACATTGGCAATTGATGGTGCAAATCCAACTGTTGGCCAAAGGATTTTGGTTAAGAATGAGACTTCTGGCCAATATAACGGTATTTATACGGTTACAAGCGTTGGATCAGGGTCTGTTGGCTGGATATTGACCCGCGCAACTGACTATGATCAAACTGGTACTGGAACCAATGAAGTCGCCCCAGGCGACACCATGTTCATCATTAGCGGTACAGTCAATGCGTCCACTCAATGGGTCCAAACAACTGATGCACCAATCACAATTGGTACAACTCCTCTAGTTTTTGCTCAGATTGCTGGACCAGGCGCTTATACCGCAGGCACAGGACTAACCTTAACTGGAACCCAATTCAGCATTACAAACACTGCTGTTTCTGCTAATAGTTATGGATCAGCATCTGCTGTTGGTACATTTACAGTCAATGCTCAAGGTCAATTGACTGCGGCCTCCAACGTGACAATTGCAATTGCAGGCACACAGATAACTTCTGGCATTGTTGGCACCACATACGGTGGAACTGGATTGTCCAGCTTTACTTCTGGCGGTGCAGTTTATGCAACATCAACCTCAGCATTGACCACTGGAACGCTACCAATTACGGCTGGCGGTACTGGCATCACATCATTTGGAACAGGCGTTCAGACAGCCCTTGGACAAGCCGTAACGGGGACTGGAGGCATTGTTCTGGCAACCAGCCCAACATTGGTGACTCCAGCCTTGGGAACTCCTACAAGTTTGACTTTAACCAATGCAACAGGACTTCCACTTTCAAGTGGTATAACTGGATTTGGAACTGGTGTTGCAACAGCATTGGCCGTGAATACAGGCTCACCAGGGGCTTTTGTAGTCAACGGTGGTGCCTTGGGTACTCCAAGCTCAGGAACACTTACAAACGCCACAGGATTGCCTTTAACAACGGGCGTAACTGGCATTTTGTCTTCTGCCAATGGTGGAACTGGCGTCAACAATGGTTCAAGTACCATAACTTTGGCTGGTAGCGTCACTCATTCTGGAGCATTCACTCAAACATTCACAGCTACTGGTAACACATCGGTTACTTTGCCTACAACAGGTACTTTAGCCACATTGGCTGGTAGCGAGACACTTACCAACAAAACCATAAATGGTTCAAATAACACGATCACCAACGTATCATTGACGACTGGTGTTACTGGAACTTTGCCGATTGCCAACGGTGGAACTGGTCAAACAACCGCATCAACTGCATTCAATGCCTTGTCTCCCATTACATCAACGGGTGATTTGATTATTGGAAACGGTACAAACAGCGCTACAAGGCTTGGAATTGGTACTAGTGGATACGTTTTGACCTCTAACGGTACAACCGCCTCATGGCAAGCCGCAGGATCAAGTGGAGTTTCTACATTCAGCGCTGGAACAACTGGATTTACGCCTTCCACAGCAACTTCTGGTGCAGTTACTCTTGCTGGAACACTTAATATTGGCAATGGTGGTACAGGCGTTACAACTACACCCACAAACGGGCAATTGTTGATTGGTAATGGTACGGGATATACCGTGGGATCAGTTGGTTCTGGAACTGGTATCAGCACAACTGTTGGTTCTGGTACTTTGACCATTAACAATACTGGTGTAACATCAAATGCGGCAGGCACTGGAATTACCGTAAGCGCATCAACTGGAGCTGTGACCATCACAAATAGTGGTGTGACATCAAATGTTGCTGGAACAGGTATTTCAGTCAGCGGATCGACAGGAGCTGTAACAATTACCAATTCAGGGGTTACTTCTTTGGCCGCTGGTTCTGGTATCAGCGTGAGCGGTTCAACTGGTGGAGTTACTGTAACAAACAGCGGTGTAACCGCATTAGCAGGAACAGCAAATCAAATCTCAGTTTCAGGGTCTACGGGATCAGTTACCTTGTCCACTCCACAATCTATCGGAACCGCATCGAGCGTCCAATTTGGATCATTTGGAGTTGGAACTGCCGCCTCTGGAACTACAGGTGAGATCAGAGCGACCAACAACGTCACGGCTTACTATTCTTCTGACATCAAGTTTAAAGAAAACATCTTAGATGTTCCTGATCCATTGTCTATAGTTCGTGCAATTGGTTCAAAACTGTACGATTGGAAAGATGAATATATTAGAGAACACGGTGGCGAAGACGGATATTTTGTAAGAAAATCCGACTTTGGAGTAATTGCTCAAATGGTTGAGAGAGTGTTCTCAAGAGCTGTCAGAACAAGACCAGACGGTTCTTTGGCTGTTGACTACGAAAAGCTCGGCACCTTGTCTTTTGGAGCCATAGATCAATTGGCGAAACGCATCGAAGCATTGGAGAATAAATAATGTCTCAGTCAGGTTTTACGCCAATACAGCATTACTACTCGACGACTGCTGGCCATGTGCCAACAACGGGTAATTTGCAAGCAGGTGAGTTGGCCATCAATATTGCTGATGGTATTTTGTTTTATAACAATGGAACGTCTGTAGCTAAGATTGCCAGTAATGGAACCGCGGCAACTACTGGATCATCTATTTTAAAAGGTAATGGTTCTGGTGGGTTTTCAAATGCTACGTCAGGCACTGATTACGCTCCACCAACTAGCGGAACTTCACTTCTTTATGGAAATGGTTCAGGCGGTTTTAGCAATGTAACTTTGGGTTCTGGATTAAATTTTACTGGCGGAACATTGAATGTTATTGCAGTAAACATGACTGATTTTTCAATTTCAGAATCAGGCGGTAAAATTGTTTTTAAATATGGATCTACTGTTGTAGCATCTATTGATAGTGCTGGAAATTTTGTTTCAGCTACAAATGTAACAGCATACGGTACACCATAAGGGGATTAACACATGACAATGAATTCTTCAGGCCCAATCAGCCTTGCAGGAACCACGGCAGGTGTATCTATTGAAAAAGAGCTTGGTGGAACTGGAACGTCCCAAATTAGTTTGAATTGCTCTACTGTTAGAACGCTTGCTGGAGTTGCAAGTGGTGCTATTGTTATGCCAACTAATTTTTATGGGAAAAGTGCAACAACAGTTCCTGGTGCGCCAACTATTGGAACAGCAACGGCTACTGGGTCAACAACTGCTACTGTTGCATTTACTGCTCCATCTTGTACTGGAGGCTTGCCAATAACTGGTTATCAGGCAATATCAAGCCCTGGATGTATTACGGCTACAGGTTCCAGCAGTCCAATAACTGTTTCTGGATTAACTGCTTCAACAAGCTATACATTTAAAGTTAGAGCACAAAATTCTCTTGGGTACGGCGCATATAGCGGTTCAAGTAATTCAATCACAACATCTGCGGCATCTGGATCACAATCTTATACAACTGCTGGAACTTATTCTTGGGTAGCACCTTCAGGGGTTACTAAAGTTTCTATTGTTGCTGTCGGTTCTGGTGCTAGAGGTGGATGTTCTGCTGGATCATGTTGCAACTGCGGTGGTAGTGGTGGCGGCGGTGGAGGCTTGGTGTATGGAAATAATATTACAGTAGTTCCTGGTAATTCTTATACCGTTGCCGTGGGTGTTTGCGTAACCTGCTACGGTGGAGGAAAAACATATTTTTGTGTGGCTTCAAAAGGATATGCTGGGGGAGGCACTTGGCAACAATATGGTGGTGCACCATACGGTGGTTGTGGAATTACAGGATCTATTTTTACTGTTGGTCATAAAGGTGGTGCTGGTGGGTCTTTAGCAAGTTGTAATGCGGGTGGTGGCGGTGGAGCGGCAGGATATGGTGGTTGTGGCGGAAATGGTCAATTAGGTGGCGGTCAATCTGGTACTGGTGGTGCAGGTGGAGGCGGTTCAAACCTTCCTACACCTCACAGAGGTGGAGGAGGAGGCGGAGGTGTAGGACTATTTGGTCAAGGTTCTAATGGTGCTGGCGGAACATATACACTATCTTGTGCATATGGAAAAGGTGGAAGCGGTGGCGGAAACGGCAGTACAACAAGTGGAAATTCGGGAGGGGCTGGAGGAAATTATGGTGGGGGCGCTGGAGGCACTGGTTCGGGTGTAGCTAATGGAACATCTGGTGGATCAGCCGCTTTGAGAATTGTTTGGCCTGGTTGTTCTCGTAAATTTCCAATAACTTGCGTAGGAAGTCCATAAAATGAATTTATACATTGAAACTGATAGTAATGGAAACCCAATTAACCATCCTGCTTTTGAAGATAATCTTTTGCAAGCGTTTGGTAGTATTCCATCTCATTGGGAGCCTTTTGTTCGTATAGAACGTCCAAATCCAACTGTTTATCAAGTGCTGGATAGTTTAAATCCCACATATCAAAAAATAAACAATGTTTGGACAGATGTTTGGACTTTGCGTGATATGACGGACGCTGAGAAAACAGCTAAACAACAAGCTGTAAAAGATGCTTGGGCCGCAAAAGATCAGGCATCAAATTGGTCTGCTTGGACATTTGATGAAACAATTTGTAAATTTATACCTCCTGTACCAAGACCAATAGACGGGCAAGATTATTTTTGGCAAGGAACAACAAATACATGGCAAGTTAGACCTTCTTATCCAACTGATGGTAAATCGTATAAACTAGACTTTCCAACGGGAACTTGGATTGAAGTAACAACATAATAGGAGAGAAGTATGCCAGACGGAACGCAACCAGAACTAGAAGTGCCAGTTGAAAATCAACTTTCGGCATGGACGTATTTTCCATCAATTGTTTACACCATTGAGAAGCCTGAATTTCTTAAAGATGTCAAGGCCGTATCTGATGAACGCCTAAAAGCAGCAAGAGCAACACGCAAACTAGACCCAATCTACCCCGTCATGATGACAGACAATCTGTTCAATGACCCCAGAATGACGGAGTTCAATCAGTTTGTTGGTCAAACCGCTTGGAACATTTTGCAAAGTCAAGGCTATGCAATGGATAATTTAAACACATCTTTTGAGTCTATGTGGACTCAGGAGCATCACAAGCATTCTTTGATGGAACAGCACGTTCATGGGTTTGGAGCACAATTAGTTGGATTTTATTTTCTTGAAGTACCAGAAAAAAGCTCAAATGTAATATTTCATGATCCTCGTGCTGGTAAAGTTCAAGGTGCAATTCCAGAGGCTGATATTTCTTTGGCTACAGCGGCAAGCAATGCAATTAACTTCAAACCTAAACCCGGTCTATTGATGTTTGCAAATGCTTGGTTGCCTCACTCCTTTGGGCGTCATGCGGCTAATAAACCAATGAAGTTTGTGCATTTCAACATTGCTGTACAAGTTGCACCTCAAGTTTGCAATGTAACAACTCCACCAGCAGAGGTTGTGTGAAGTATTCAATAAGATTTAACAAAACAAGAGGTCAAGAGGGTCGTGGTACCTCTGATCATTGTTGGCGTGTCTTTGAAGGCGATAAAGAATATTTGTTTAAGAATGTTGAAATTAACATTCCATGCAAAAGTGAAAAAGATACAAATGGAAACGATTGGAATTTTGTTTGCGAAGGCAAAATGGTAATCGATAGAGAAACATCAACTGCAATAATTGGCGAATAAAATGTCAAATAAACTTATTCTTCCTTTAGACTTGGTCAACAACATTCTCAACTATCTCGGTGAAAAACCTGCGAAAGAAGTGATTGCTTTGATCAACGGTATTCATGGTCAATCAACTGTTTACATTGAACCCGTTGAGGTTCCTACCCAAGCATCTGCATCTGCACCTGCTGAATCCGAAACCCCCAACCCATAAGGAAATATCATGTCTTTAGTCAAACAATTGCGTGAACATCTCAAAGAGTTTTCAACAGAAGCTCAAGATGAAATCCATAAATTCATTGATCACTTGGAGCAAAAATTTGCTGAACCCGCCCCTGCTGTTGTGGCACCACCCTCTCCAATTGGAGAGGCAGTACCTGAGCCTACATTTGTGGCACCCACTCCTGCACCCGTAGAACAACCTGTGGAGACTGAAAATGTTGCTGATAGTGATACCCCTGTTTCTGCTGATCCTGCTCCAGTTGTGGATGCGCCAGTTGTGACCGAAGAGTCCCCTGCCGAGCCCGTAGCAGAGGTGCAACCAGAGGAGAAGTCATGAGCGAGCAATGGATACAGAAGGCGATTAAGAAGCCTGGCGCTTTGAAGAAAGCCTTGGGCGTTCCTGCTGACAAGAAGATTCCAGCTAAGAAATTGGCTGTCAAATCAACTGATTCACCAAAGATGGCCAAGCGCAAAACATTGGCTAAAACGCTCAGAGGGTTTGATTGATGTCTGATGTTGAAAAAGATCTAGCGGTTCACGAGGCCATCTGCACTGAGAGATACAACCATATCTTTCAAATGCTGAAGGAGGGCGACAAACGCATGACCAAAATAGAGTATTTGCTTTATGGGGTCATGGTCATGGTCCTTCTTGGGCCAGGCGTGGCCGCTACCTTTTTCAAACATTTTTTTGGAGTGTAAGAAATTGATCCATTCACCCTTGTCGCTCTGGCATCTGGTGCATTCAAAATGTGCAAAGATGCGTGCGAGATGTACAAGGAGGGAAGGCAAATTGTCACCGATGCAGTCAAAGAGATTGATGGCGTCGTCAAGGATGTAAAGGCAGTACAGAAGAAAGCCAAGGGTCTTCTTGGTTTTTTAAGTGCTGTCTTTGGTAAGAAAGAAGAGATTCAACCAGAAATTGCACAGCCTGCAAAGAAAGTTAAGAAGAAGAAAGAGCCTCCACCAGAGTTTGATGAAAACCTCATTTACCAACAGGTCAGTGATGCTCTCATCAAGTTCTTCCAAGCGTATAACGCGCTGAAGAATTACGTTAAAGAACAGGAAGAATTTGCTCTCCATGCAAATAACGATGAAGGCCAAGAGGCCGCAATCAAGATAACGATTGCAAATTTGCAGATGGAGAAGTTGAATACTGAAATGAGTGATTACATGGTGTATCACGTCCCTCTTGAATTGAAGGATTTGTACACCCGAGTAAATCAACAGATTGGGCATATTGCCAACGTGCAGGCTCTAGCAAAGCGAGAGGAAATGCTGAAGGAGCGTAATGCAAAATGGCAACGTCGGCAAAAGGAAGATCTAATAAAGGGAAGAATGGCGGCTACAGCAATTACAGTGCTGATGCTGATGTGGATATGGCTAATGATTCTCAGCATGACACACTCGCCATCCTACTGATTGTTGTTCTATTGGTCGTTTTGTTGTTGTTGATTCCTCTGATTGCTTGGATGTATGTGGATGTGAGGCAGATGGAGCTGAGAGTCAACAAAGCTTTGACAAGGATTGAAGGCAAATGATTAAAAAATCCAGTTTTTTATACACATCAAGATTGATATGTATATTTTTGCCGTTTTTTATTACAGGTTGCAATGACACTTATAGGTATTATTGCCAAGACCCTGACAACTTTAGCAAAGAGCGTTGTCAAAAGCCCAGATGTGAATTCAATCAAGATTGTCCCGAGTATTTAGTCGCACCCATTTTGGAGAAAAAAATTGAAGGAACTACTACTAGCATTCCTCAACAGCCCCAAGGAACGCCTCAATGCCGATGAGATAGAAATCAGGGTCCGATCTTTTGTGATCATCGTTGTGACTCTGATTCTGGCGTTTATTGTGATGGCTTTGCTCTATTCGGTGACCTTCGTGTCTCAACCGATCAAGGCCATGGCACCAATTGACCAAGCTTATACCAAGATGCTCAATGACATCGTATTGCTCATTGTGGGCGGAATAGGAGGCATTCTGACCAAGGGTTTGACCAACGAGGCCACCAACATGATGAACGCGGCCAAGGCGAACAAAGATGCTTATGTTGCGCCTCCACCCCCACCGCCTGCACCAATCATCATGACGGCCCCAAATCCCTCATGGACGCCTCCTCCTCCACCTGCTGGACCACCCACTCTTGAGAGCGAAGAAGAGCGTTTGAGAACGGCTCACGCAAGAGAGAGTGTGCGAAATGCTTAGTTGGCTGTCATGGTTTTTTGACGACCTGTTTTACTGGATTGCAATCATTGCAACGGTCGCAGGAGCAATTTCATATGTACTGAGTTATCTTGTAGGGTTTCTCCCTATGTTAAAGCCCCACGCCCTCATCATGAAGGCAGTGGGTTTGTTGTTGGTTATCGCAGGAGGTTACTATGTC